CTCGTCACTCCAGCTCCGCTGACACCGGATAAAACAATCTTTGTAACTAGGTCTCTGCCGCCGAAGCGCGCAGTGTCCATGTTGAACCGATTTGCTTTGAGAAATCCGAGTCTCGAACCACCAAGCTTCATCTTCTTCTTCGCAGCACGTGGCGCCCCACCACTCAAGGCAGCAGCAACCATCTTCACCGCGCGTTTCTCCTTTTGCTTTTCCATCTTCTTGACCCCGGACTTCCCGAGTATCTTTCGGACGGCTTTCTTCTCTTGTTTTGACATAGTTTCCCGTTCTGGCAAAGAATTCCCTGTAAGATTAAGAACTGCTTTCCCAATTCTCTTTGAAAGATCAGACTCAAAAACACTAGTAAGCGGTTTGAGTAGTGGTTCTAGGTAGCTAGGCGGTTCGCTTCGCTTCCCTTGCGGTTCGTAAAATAGTAAATCTTTGAGCGCCAGATTATAGGACTCTAAGTCACCAAACTCGATTTGCACGGAAACACGTGCTTCGTGATCAGTCGCATCAGCACGACAAGCAATTGCCAGCAAAGCCGTCAGAACAAACCAACGAGCTGGAAGCACAACAACTGCTGCAACGGCCACAAAAATAGCAAATGGGAAAAGAAACCCCATGAGCAAATATTGTAAAGCCTCATCAATCGCGTTGACGGGACCAGGATTTTCTTCAATACCGACAAGTTTCTTTCGAATCTGTGCCAAATTGTCGGCGAGCACGGCGTCATCGGTTGATTCATAACCCAGGACAAAATTTTGAAAATGCCTCTGTGCAAGGGCATATCGCGGTTGTAAAGGAACGACCGCATCCCGGAGTTGTTCAAACCTAACGTCTTCAAAGCAGTATTCCAACATGAGCGAAAAGAGCTGGTCAGCGAAAAACTCAGTTCTTGCTTGTTCCTTATAACACAAAGACATCGCATGTTTCTTCCAATTGGTTGGGACGGGAACGTACGCATCGCGCACGCGCTTGAATTTATGTGAACAAAACTCACGCTCCGCAAGAGGACCATGCGCAATCTCCTTGCACTTGTATCCCTGCGATTCCAGCCACCGGTGAAACTCTTCGCAAAACTTCTTTGGCATTCGCTCCAATGTGTCATCTCCAATCGCGGCTATCTTATCCCGTGCCAGGTTAAAACCACCGTGTTTCTGTGTAAACAAAATTTTCAAAAGCACCTGCATGCGTGAATTGCCGCTAAGGGTTATCATCGAACCTGATCGCACGATCCCTGGTTCGATCTGCTCCAAAATAGTGCCATCACTAAAGATTACATTACTGAGCAGTAGCGACTCATAACAAGCATCAAAACCGTGTTTGAACATCGGATTGGGGTTCAAGCAAAGCTGCCAACGGACATCCCTCTCCATGAGAATCGTCCACCAGGCTGCATGCATATCCCACCCAGACTTATCAATATCTGCAAAATCATCACTGCCATCATACAAGTCTTTGTAAAGGCGGTGGAAACCACCACGGACATTGGACATTCCTCCCTTGGAGGGGATCTCATTATAATGTTCCAATTCCGCGGTCAAGGACGGACCGAAAAACAGGCGGTGCACTAGTTGGTACTCCAGAGGCATCGCCCATATTAGCCTAAAACGGCCGTCGCGGATCTTTTCAATCTTGTGCGGTTCGGTCTTCACGAAGAGTCGTACTGTGGGCTTAGGTAATCGCTCACCATTGGCCAACCTCCTCATCAACTGAATAAATCTATACCGAACTTGCTCGTAAAGCGTGGGGTTGCTACGAATTGCTTCGTTGCTAGCAACACCTTCCCAAACATAAGGAAAACCAGGAGAAGAAGTCATCTCCAACTGGTCAAACAAAGAATCAAACATAGAACTAAGTTCACGATCACTAGGGTACACTTCAAACGTACATTTCCAACGTGCAGAATTATACAAGAGTTCACAAGTGTCAACAGCGGCGCTCCAATTAGATTTCATAGGAGCGGGGCTGCGATTGAATGAATT